TATTAATTCAGCATCTTCGATTGGTGGAGTATTGCCACCATTCTTTTGGGCTTCGTAATATTCCGGGCGGTAAGGGAATAAAACCGTGTCCGCATCTTGCTCAATCGCACCGCTCTCACGTAGATTGGAAAGTTTTGGTCTGCTGTTACCCTCTTCGGTTCCACGGTTAAGCTGTGACAAGGGCATCACTGTACAACTACACTCTTTTGCAATTAACTTACACTGGCGGCTGATGTATGCGATTTCCTGCTCACGATTCTTTCCACCAGTTGCCTTAATTAACTGCATATAATCAATAATAACCAGCGTTGGTTTGTTCCGCATTGTCTTTAACCGCATCTTTATTTGGTCAATGTTGAGTGTGGTACTATCCTCAATAGTGAAATCAATGTCCAATTGCATCAGGCCATTTGCAATCCATTCCAGTTCAATCTCATTTACATCTGCATTACGAACTTTTAGATTATCCACGTTACCCAGCGATGAGAGTATGCGGTCTGCCAATTGTTCCTTGCTCATTTCCATACTGAACATCACAACTCTGCCACCACGTTTTGCGTGTGCTATTCCAATGCTAACAGCGAATGCAGTTTTACCCATACCCGGTCGGCCTGCAACAACCACATTTTCACCAGCAACAAAACCGCCGATGTATTTGTCCAGTGTTGCCCATCCGGTTGGCTGTCCAATTGTTTTTATTTCTGCCTTGCTGCGCTGTTCCAAACTATCCAAACGTTCAGAAAGAAGAGGTATCAATTCTGTTGCCTTGCCGTCTTCCAACATCTGTAATTCATCCAGCATCTTTTGAGTGCTTGCAATGCTTTCCATAATATCGCCACCATCTTGCATGAATTTTACCGATTTTGTCATGCTTTCAACAAGTATGAGCCTTATCCATTCCTGATGCAGAAACTGTACGTGCCGGGCAATACTTCCAAATTCAGCGAACTGATTAGCAGTTGCAATCGCAATAGCCAGCTTTTTATTTTTTTGAACAACAGCCACATTGTCGATGTATTCATTGTTGGCATACATAGCTTGAATAATCAGGCACAAGGCCTTCATATCTGGGTCGGTAAACCACTCTGCTCTGGTAACTGCTGTGAGTTCAAGCTGATTACGTTGCAGCCAAGTTCCTATGATTATTTGCTCTGTCATGTGAGGTAGTTTATTTTTTCGGGTTCGGATTGTTTAAATGGGCGCAGATATGGGATTGTGTTTTTCAGTTTGGTTTTCCAATTCTTTATTTTTTTACCGTGTCCGTCTTTCCATCCTTCTGCCACCCATTGTTCATATTTTGCGGTAAGAGGGTATTTGAAATCAGGTGACATATCAGCATATTCCAAAAATTCTTCAAGCGTTGGTATTGTATTTTTATTTACAATTTCATTTTCATTTTCATTTTCAGAACGTATTACGTTCGTATTACGTTCGTATACCTCTTTATTTTTTTGTTTTTCCCATCTGTGTTCCACACTCTGTTTGGCTTTCACAGATTTTGCAGCACGTTTTTCCATCTCAATTTGCAGACGTTCATTGTAACTTCCTGATGCATCATGTTTGAATTTAGCATACACAAGTTGACCATTCGTAATACTATCGCATTGCGTTCGTAATACGTTCGTATCAATTCTGCCGCCATGTTGATGTTGAGCGCATAGCATACGCACATACAAACCGACTTGCTCATTTGTCCAGAACATTGTTCCGGTTAAGAAATCAGATGAGTAAAACAAGAATGCTGGGTCTTTGCTCATTTGTTTGCCCTTTCATAAAGTTCTTTACACTTCTTGTAATAAATAATCCAGCAGTCAGCAACTGTATTAAGGTAGTGCCATTGGTGTAAGGTGATGATTTTTTGTTCTCTTCGCAAATCATTCCATTCCATCCATGCTTGGTAATGAAAAATCTGCTCATCGCACTCTTCGTGCGGAATAGGTTTGGGAAATAACATTTTAGAAAAAGTAAAAGACCCCACACTTTCAAAGGTGGAACCGGCCAGAGCGTAGCCGCCTTTTACTCGTGTAGGGTCTTTTGTTTTATTCGTTGTCATTGCTCTAAAAATCGGCAGGGGTTCCAGTCCTGTTATTCCGATACGCGAATATACGAATTACTTTTTACTTTGCAAAATTATTTTCAACAAATTTCTGCTGTTCCTGCTGTGCATCAGCATAATCAATTCGGCTTTGTATGGTAAAATACCACTGCCAACCTTTCTCCCATTCATTGAATTGGTAAGTACCCTGTCTGTAAGGGTTGATACCATCGTGCAGGTCGGCATCAAATTCGGCTGCGGCCTGATGGCCTTGTTGAAATACTGTGTTCATGCCGCAAACATAATATAAAAAATTATATCTGTTCAAGTATTTTAATAAAAAGTTATCAACATTATTAAAATTTATGGCAATTATTCCACAAACTTTGCATTGTTGAAAAAGCACACAAAGATATATTTTGACCATTTCGGTTTTTCGACCGGTGATTTTATCCCATGTGAGGTATGCGGTGCGGTGGCAAACGATATACACCACATTCAAGCACGTGGCATGGGTGGGAGTAAAAACGCAGACCGCATCGAAAACCTGATGGCTCTATGCCGCAAACATCATGAATTGTACGGAGACCGCAAACAATGGAAAGATTGGTTACAAAAGGTGCATGATTTGAAAATCAAACGTGAGTGAACAAATCCCAAATCATAACAGAGATAGCAACGAGCAAATGGCTGCCGGATTTCTGCGGAAAAGTAGGCAAGCATGTCGCAAGCGACTTACAACAGCACTTATTACTTCTGTTATGCGAGATGTCCGAAGAAAAAATCACGAATTTACACCAAAACGGAACACTGATATTTTACCTTGTCAGGGTGGGAGTAAACGCAGTTAATGGCAACCGATACACAAAATTTTACCGCGACCACCTGCGGACAAACGAAACGCTACCCGATGATTATGATGATACTGCGGAAGATTATGATGAAAGCAATTATAGGCGAATGCAGGAAGCAAGGGAAGCAATCAATTACAAAGAGGTATCGTTACACTTTAATCGCTCGGATTGGTACGTGGAGAAACTATGGCTGTTATACAACGAAAACAGAAGCATGGCATCAATTGCCAAAGCCACTAAAATAAACTATCGTGAAATTTCACAAATAATAAACGCATTGAAAGCCCAAATAAAAGAAAGATACAATGAACTTGGTTAATATCATATCCGTTTCCGCATTTGCGGTGTTGCTATCTCGGTACCTATTCCCACCCGTGATAAGTTTTATTTTAAAAGTTCACAGACCGCACAGACCGATTTATAAACCGTGGGAATGTGGCTTTTGTTTATCGTGGTGGATTGGCTTGTCCGTATTTATTCCGCTTGCCGGATGGTGGGGATTGCCTTTTGCTGCTTTATCTGCTGTGTGTGGCTCTTTAATTGATAGATACGTATGACACCAGAACAGAAAGAAATTTGCCTACAACTCAAAGAAACCATTGAGCGTATCAACCGCACTGGTACCTACCACCTTGCTGCTGATTATTATGCAAAGTTAAATGAGGTACACCGCCAGTTATACGGACAGCCATTGCCGGGTTGCCGTTCATGTATGTTTGATGCCCTAAAAAAATTATACCGCGAAGCCAATGCCTAAAATTATACATTCAGGTAACGCAGGGGATTTAATATACAGCCTGCCTGCCATGCGTAAGGCTGCCGAGATAAAAGGTGAAACCGTTGATTTGTATTTACGGATAAACGTACCTGCCAAATATGGCAGTTTGCAACATCCGATGGGCAATGTGCAGATGAATAGGAAAATGGCTGAAATGCTGGAACCTTTGTTGTGGGGTTTGGAATTTATCAATGACATCCACGTTACCGAAAATGATGAGAAAGTTGATTACAATTTTGACCTATTCCGAAAGTTCCATAATTACACTGGACATATTTCACAATGGTACTTCCACATTTATCCCGAACTTACCTGCGATTTATCCGTTCCAATTAACTTTGATTTAGCACCCAGCCCGGAAGCGTTTGATATTGTGCTAAACCGCACGGCAAGATACCACAATCCTACCTTTGACTATACCGCTCTTCGTGGTTATCAAGACCGCATTACTTTTGTCGGCTTGCCCGAAGAATATCGGGTTATCAGTGCAAAGCTGCCGAACATTAAACACTACCCCGTTGATGATTTTTATCAATTAGCGCAGGTAATCGAAGCATCAAACCTATTTATCGGCAACCAATCAATGGCCTATGCAATCGCAGAGCAGATGAAACACCCTAGAGTTGTGGAGATTTGCCCGACTGCTCATAACGTCATCCCGACTGGGCAAAACGGCTACGGTGCATGGACAATCTTAAACCTACTACAAATAATCAAACAACATGGCTAATAAAAAGAAATCTCCCATCACTGGGTTTGCCTGCGAAAAGGCATTCATCAAAGGTAGTGTGCAGTATTACAGAGATGGCTTGGGCAATATCTTCTGCAAACCATTAGACCAATCCGAAATGGTTGGTGGCGGTAATGAAATGTCACGCAATAACGAAATGGACAACCTTACCCGGTTGCAAAGAGCAAAAGACATCACGGGCAAACCCAATCCCACAATTTTAGATTTTGGCTGCGGCAATGGTATGTTAGTATCCTTTGGCAAAGCAAGAGGATATAACGTGCTTGGTTATGACTTATATCGACCCGAAACCCACGATGCGCTCAATAAAAAATACGATTGCCTACTCTTAATAGAGGTGATTGAGCATTTGTCCGAGCCATTCGATGAATTGAAGCTGATGAAAAACCTGCTCAACCCCGGTGGCAAGGTAATGATTGAGACATCCTTCTCCGATTGGCTGACCGAACATGATGATTACATTGAGCCAAAGGTAGGGCATTGCACAATTTTCAGCCATGCCGGATTGGATTTTCTATTTGAAAAGTTTGGGTTTAAGATTGGCAAACACATAAACGACAACGTGCGCATTTATGCTCTGGGTTAAACTGACCGACATAAGACCAAACGCAAACAATCCACGCCAAATATCGGCTGATGATTTTGCGTTGCTCAAACGGTCTCTTATGCAGTTCCCAGAAATGCTGACCGCTCGGCCACTTGTGTGCTATACATCCGACATGGGTGGTTATGTAATTTTGGGTGGCAACCAAAGATATCGGGCATTGTGCGACATCGGGGCAGAGGAAGTGCCTATTGTGTTGGCAGATGACTGGACAGCACAGCAGCGTGATGAGTTTCTAATTAAAGATAATACCCATTACGGCAAATGGGATATGGATGCACTTGCGAACGAATGGGATGCGGTTGAACTTTCGGAATGGGGTTTGCATCTGCCAGAAGAACCCGAAGAGAAAGAAGAAAAAGACACCTGCCCGACTTGTGGCAAATCAGTATAAATAATAGATTTTACATATACGCGCACTCAACAAACGCAGAACCAACAATTGATGGAATTTTCTATATTGGTAAAGGAACTGGTAATAGAGCAAAAAGAAAAAATCATAGAGGGAACTATTGGAAGAATTTTACAAATAAAATAAATCACCAATACTATATACACTATATATGGAGTGATTTGTATGAACATGAAGCATTGTTTTTAGAAAAACTGTATATTGATATATTGGGTAGAAAAATAGATGGTGGTATGTTGGTTAATTTAACAGATGGGGGCGAGGGTGTAAGTGGATATAAACATACCGAAGAAACAAAAAGAAAGTTATCAGAAAAAAGCATTGGTAGAAAAATGCCCGAACAAATGGTAGAGAATATGAGAAAAAGATTTGCTGGTTCCGGAAACCCAAGATACGGAGTAGAACTTACACAAGAAATTAAACAAAAGATTTCACAAGCCAATAAAGGGAGATTTGCAAATGAAAAACACCATAACTACAAAGGCAGAATATATCAAATTGATAAAAATGGCAATTTGATTGCTATATGGAATGATACAAATCAAATAAAAAAAGAATTAAACATAGTTCCTACTGGTGTGAGAAATGTTATAAATAAATATAGAAAAACTGCTGGTGGATATATTTGGATTAGAGAATGTGATTACAAAAAATCTGTGAGCAATCTGTGAAAAAATGGCAAACGAACAAAATTTGAAGCCTTTTAAGAAAGGCGAAGATGAAAGAAGAAATTTAGAGGGCAGACCAAAAAAATATGTCACCCTTTTAAAAGAACACGGATATAAGCGTGTAGAAGTTGAAGACACTATCCAAGCCATGCTGTCAATGGATTTAGACGAGCTGAAAGAGGTATGGCAAAACCCAAAGGCAACTATATTAGAAAAGACAATTGCAAACGCCATGCGGAAGTCATTGGAGAAAGGAAGTTTGTATTCCATTGAAACATTGTTGAGCAGGGTTTACGGAAAGCCAAAAGAAACGGCAGATGTCAACCAAACAGTTAGCGGTGAAATAAAAATCACATTAGATTTAGGGGAATGAAAAGAAAATACCACCACCGCTTTCGCATCCATGCCAAACGCAGACAATTAGAATTTCAACGGGTGCTGATACATAACCCATATTTCCGCAATTTGTGGCAGGACATTAAACAAACAATAAAAAACAAATGAAAGTTTTAGCCCTTTGGAATGGCATGGGTGGGGTGGAATATCACCGCCTTTATGTGCCACTAAAACGACTGCAAATTGACCATGCCGACCAGATAGAGGTGGAGGTATCGCAGGAGTTCAACAAATCAGGATTACCAAATTTAAAGCAATATGACCTTGTATTATTCAACCGATGGCTGGGTGCTGACCACTACGAGATTTTGCACTTTTTGGCAAAGCACGACATCCCGTACATTATCGACATTGACGACTTCTGGGAACTCCCGAAGTACCACCCAACGTATAAATATTTTCGTGAAAACAAATTAAAGCAAGCCATTGTCGATGCTATCCGCTACGCTGACGGGGTGACCACCACCACACCGCAGTTGGCCGAGGAAATCAAAAAGTACAACCGCATGGTGGAGATACTGCCAAACGCATTGGATGTCACCGATGAGCATTGGAACGCAGCACCACAGCAACGTGATGTATTCACATTCGGTTGGGTTGGTGGCCTTACCCACAGCAACGACATAATGATTATATCCGATGCCATTGCTCGGATTTGTGATGAGTATGGGGATAAGGTGCGATTTGTCATTTGCGGGTGGATGCCGAACAATTACGTATGGGATAGCATCCTTTACAAATTCAATGGCGGTAGTGGGGTATTGCGACCGCAAGTGGTTGTATCAGCAGCACAGGCCCCGAATGAATATGGCAACTTTTACCGATTGTTTGATTGCGCTCTTGCACCACTGGAAGATACCAAATGGAACAACTGCAAATCGGAGTTGAAAATAATTGAAGCAGCGGCTTATAAATTACCCGTGATTGCATCAAACGTCAACCCATATATTAACCATGCGGAGAATTACGGGGTTCATTTTACCGACAACACCCCTGATGCTTGGTACAAATCAATGAAGCACTTTTTGGACAGCCCTGAAAGTGCAAAGATTTTAGGGGACAATAACTACTACTACTGCAAAGAGCATCACGACCTTGATAAAATCAACTTAAAAAGGCTGGAATTCTACCGATGCACATCCAATATAAGCGACCATTCGTAACCGATTACCAGCGCAGGATATTGGACAGCCCTGCGAGATACACGATTACAGCAGCCGCAACCAAAGTGGGCAAGACGGCATCGCATATTATTTGGTTGTTTGAGCAGGCATTGACACTGAAAGAAAATCAATCCGTGTGGTGGGTTGCACCCGTGTATCAGCAGGCAGAGATTGCGTTCAACCGTATGCGCACACAGGTCACAAACAAGACATTTTTTAAGGTCAATGAGAGCAAACTGCGACTGACTACCCCAACGGGCGGAATTATTCAATTTAAGTCAGCAGAGAAGCCCGACAATCTTTATGGAGATGATGTCTATGCAGCCGTGTTTGATGAGTTCACACGGGCAAGAGAAGAGGCATGGTTTGCCCTGCGTTCCACCCTGACAAAGACAGAGGGTAAGTGCAAACTAATCGGGAACGTAAAGGGAAAAAAAAACTGGGGATATAAGCTATCCGAACGGGCAAGGATGGGAGAACCGAATTATGAGTTTCATAAAATCACAGCCTACGATGGTGTAGATGCCGGCATCCTTAAATTAGAGGAGGTTGAACAGGCAAAAAGGGATTTGCCACACCACATATTTTCCGAATTGTATCTTGCCGAGCCTACCGAAGACGGAAGCAACCCATTTGGTTTGTCGTTTATCAATCAGTGCATCGCACCGCTGTCAAACCGACCTGCAGAATGGTATGGCATTGACTTGGCAAAATACAGCGACTGGACAGTCATAATAGGATTGGATGCGGAATATAATGTTTGCCACTTCGACCGTTTTCAAATGGATTGGGCGCAAACCGAGCAGCGCATTATTCGCACCATTGGCAGCACACCTGCGGCATTAGATAGCACCGGGGTGGGTGACCCTATTGTTGAAAAGATACAGCGTGTTTGTACTCGTGCAATCGGTGTTAAATTTACATCGGTAAGCAAACAACAGATGATGGAGCAACTGACCGCAGATGTTCACGCTGGCACGATTAAATTTCCAGAGGGGGTAATTGCGGATGAAATGCGTAACTTTGAATTTGAACACACACAAACCGGGATGCGGTATTCAGCACCATCAGGACTGCACGATGATGCGGTTTGTGCTTTGGCACTCGCACGGCATTGCAGCATAAAAAATAAAAAGGGTGTGTTTGTTATTGTATAATTTTGTATATTTGCATTATGGAACAGAAACAAACAGCAGTAGAGTGGTTAGAAAGTAAAATGCCAACAGCATTTAAGGAATTAACCATAAACAAAGGGTTATTTGCACAAGCCAAAGAAATGGAAAAGCAGCAGATAATGGATGCTTATGATGATGGTCATTCAGACGGATATTTAATTGCCAGAGATATGGAAGAAATAGTTAAGTATACAAATTCAGAAAAATACTACAACGAAGAATACGGCAAATGAAATTACCAAAATCATGGCAGGAGATTAGCATCGGCACATTTCAGCAGTTGCACAAGTTGACCGAGCCGACATTTGACAATCAAATAGCTACACTTGCCATCCTGACAGGGCAGACGGTTGAGCAAATCGAGGAACTACCCATCCGCAAAATAACCGATGCCATCGCAAAATTGTCATGGATGGCACAGTTACCCACCGCCAAAGATTTCAAAAAGTTTAGGCACGGACTGACCACCTATAAATTCGTGGCATCACAACACGAACTGGCAGCACATCAGTTTATTGCCGTTCAGGATTTGTTCGGACAGCAGGATAACTGGGTAGGAAACCTGCACAAAATCATGGCTGCGCTTGCTGTTAAATATAAATTGTTCCGCAAATCAGAAATAAAACCTACTGAATTTGACAAGGTTGCCGACCTCTTCAAAGACCGCATGAGTATTGCTAATGCATACGGATACGCGCTTTTTTTTTCGGCTTACTTGCCGGAGTTACTCGAAACTACCCGAGTATATTTAGAGCAGGAAGTGGAGAAATTGAGGAAGATAGCAGACGAAAAGACAGGCCAGCAATCGCGTGGCTCAAAACAATAGACGGCATGGCAAACGGCGACCGCACCAAGTGGGATTTCTTTTTGCAGATGACATTGGTTGAGTTCCTGAATGCTGTTAGTTTCCACAATGAAAAACAAAGGGCAAAGACCGAGCGGCTAAATGCAGCAGCACAAGGGGCAAGGTCAGCCAAAGACAGCAGCGTTTATCAGATTGCATTGTTGCAGGAGTTAATTTAATTTTATATATTTGCATCAGTAAGGCGACATATAAATAGGTGATATAATTTTTGTTTGTCCATTGAGCGGTGATGCGCAAGACCTAAATAATCTAACAGCCCGGAAAGACGGGCATTTTTTTTTGCTACTTTTATATGTAGGGCTGCGGCCTTGCCGGGTTAGTGTCAAAGGTAACATCACCATAGGCCTTAACGGGTTGCATTGAGCGGTTCTAAACTTGCAACTCAAAGATGGTGGCTGTGGGTTCAAGTCCCACACCCGGAACGATGAATATAAGCAAGGCAGATTTAGCCGAACTGGATGCGTTGTTGCCAAAGATTGGCATAGATGAAGCCACTGCAAATATGGGTGGCACGGTGTTATCGGATGCAATGGTATTTGTTGCACAGGTAATCATTGACAAGCTAAAACAATCGGCACGTGAAAAAGACCTGAAAGCCACCAACAACCTGATACAAAGCATTCAGGCTGATTATCCAAGCGTTACACCGCAGGGCATTGAGATTGAAATCTCGATGGCCGATTATTGGGAGCGTGTCGAAGACGGACAAAAACCCGGAATTTGGCCACACATGCCATCACTTATTCAATGGGTAGGTGCAAAGTCATCGGTCAAACAAATAGCCCTTAAAAGAAAAGGCCGCAATCAAAGCGTTGACGATGCTATTAAATCATTTGCTGCTGTCATAGCCAAAAAAATACACAGTAAGGGAACAATAAAAAGGTTTGGATATAAAGGCTCTGGATTTATTGCTGCGGTACTTACCCAGCAAAACGTGGATACCATCGCACAGAAGCTGTCCGATTTGACCGGGTTGCGCCTGACTGCATACATCACTACCGAGATAACGCAATAGGTACTTTTATAGTTGATGGCAATCACAATTAACACCGAGCCGAATGACATCAGCCCGGTTTATTCCGATATCAGCTACGTGGTAACTTCCACCAACTACGCTCAGCCTAATTTCAAGTTTATTGCTGTGGTAAAAAACGCAGCTGGAACAATCCTTGTAAAGCTGAAAGCACCGATTTTTCACGGCACAACCGATAAAGGCGTTTTCAACATCAGCAGGATTTTGCAAAACTATGTGACGTATGACTTTACCCAAAATCTTGGAACGCTGACCAAATGCCTAAACAGTTACATTGGCTACAGCGTGGAATTTGGCGAAGAGTACGGTGGAACAGAACATCTAAACCTAACCAGCGACACGGGAAAATATGCGTGGAACGGATTGTTTGATTTGTATGGTAGCGAAACCGCAGCAACTTACAAAATTGATGTGCCAAGCAGTACGCCCAAATTTCTTACCCGTGTACGTACACGCAGAGTAACTACCTCACAATCTGATTATCTGCACTTTTTGTTATTAGGATTTAATGCCACACCTAAAATAATTGCATACAACGCATCAGGTTCAGCAATTGCAACGAGCGTAATAAAACTGCCGTGGACTGCCAGCACATCCGACCTTACTCAATGTATGGTGCGTTTTGGTTGTGGTGTGGTGCAATTAAATTCATTGACATCAGGACAACTGGATAGCGGAACGGCTGGTAATGTGATACCATCAGGAACTGCATATTATACTATCCAAATTCAAACAGGTGCAGGAAGTGCGGGAAGTGAGGTTTACCGATTTGATATTGTGGAAGAGTGCAGCAAATACACACCGCAGTATTTATACTTTTTAAACCCATTGGGTGGATTTGAAAGTGTACGTTGCAGCATGGCATGGGTTGATAAATACAACGTGAGCAGGAAGCAATTTAAGCGCAATAATTACACGCTGTCTGGCAACACATACGCATACGATAAAACAAAACACGGATTGACAAATTATGCGGTTGAAAAAACCAAAGAGGTTACTTTAAATACAAACTGGCTGACAGAAACAGAGTTTGAATGGCTGCAAGATTTAATTGCATCTCCAGTGGTATTTTTGAACGATATTCCCGTCAACATCGTTGAGACAAGTTATGAGGTAATGGATGACATTATTGCACCAAATAACTTAAAAATCACAGTACAATATACTGAACCTGAAAGGCTACAAAACGCATGAACAATGTGAGATTAGTTTGCGGTGGGGTATCGGTTGACCTACCCAGTGATTTTGGAATACTGATAAATAAGAGCATTGCTGACATCCGTGAGCCAGAAAGCCGCTCATCGGATTGGTCAAAGACATTCACGCTTCCCGGTACAAAGGCAAACAACAAGCTGTTCACGCACTTGTTTGATTTGAATTTGTCTATCCGTAACACATCTGCCACCAACTTCAACCCTGATTTTAACCCGAACCTAAAAGCGGATGCGCTTTTGCAAGTGGATGAAGTCACGCAGATACAAGGTTTTATCCGTTTGCTTGGTATCAAGGTCAATGACCTAAATCAAATCGAATACGAATGCAGCCTGCATGGCCAATTGGCAGACCTTACCGCCAAAATAGCAGAAGCAAAATTGTCTGATTTGGTATTTACCGAATATAACCACACTATTACAGATACCAATATCTTCAATTCGTGGGACACTTCGATTATAAAGAACAGCAGCGGTTTTGTAAATTTCAGCGGTGGCGCGCCAATCGGTGATGGTTATGTTTACACATGGCTTGATAATGGAAAATATGCTGATTATTCAATTATGCAGACAGATGACATGAGCATCTGCCTATATGCCAAGACCATTGTAGACAAAATATTTTCAGGAGCAGGATATACATATACTTCGGACAGTTTTTTCAATAACAATCTTTTCAAGCGGTTGGTAATTCCATGCCCTACACAATTCCCAGTACTTCCTGAAGCAGAGATAAATTCACGCCAATTCCTTGTTCAAAAATCTGCAAATCAGTCAATCACAATACCGCAGAAAATCACTTTCCAAACAAAGGTAAGTGACCCATCAAATCAATTCAGCACGACAACCAGTGAATTTACCGTTGGTAAGACCGGGCAGTATGATTTGTTTATGTATAACAATTCAATATTGACTGTCAATTTCACTGGTGCTTATCCAGCAGGTACGACAATATATTTCAGTTGCATTTATTCTATTTACAAAAATGGTGTTCGTGTTGCAGTAAGAAATGGTCAGCAAGTAGGGCAAACCGTAACAGGTGGGAGCATACCAGTGACATTTGATGAAACTATAATGGTTGGCGAAAATCTTGCACTTGCTTCTGGAGATGTTGTATCAATTCTATTGGACAATATTGAAGTCAATGAGCCACCATATCCGACAAAAAAACTGATTGCATCAGCACCATCAATATCTGCATATTCATTCACTCAAAATTCAGGAAGCAAATTTTACAACCAAATTGTTGATGCGCCCGGCTACGGAAACACGATGGACTTTGCTGGATTTTTCAGTGAGGAAATCAAACAAGCAGAGTTTTTGCGTTGGATTTTGCGTATGTTCAATCTTTATGTTGAACCGACTGAAATCAGCAACCAACTATTGATATTACCACGCGAGGAATTTTATACCAGCACGGTTAGGGATTGGACACGCAAAAGAGATTTGTCACAGCCTTTGGATATTATACCAATGGGAGAACTCGATGCAGGTAAATATTTATTTACTCATGCAGAGGGAGACGATACTGGCAACAAGGAATACAAAGCTGATTATAATCGCATCTACGGGGATAGACAGATATTCGTGCAAAACGATTTCATCAAGGATGAAAAGAAAATTGAGACAGGATTTGGTGCATCACTATTGAATAGCTTTCCAAAAGAAGATAAAATCCTTACCTATATTGACAACGGAGACAATACCACTTTCAATACGGGTAAATTACGTATCCTGCAATATGCAGCACTGACTTGTAATTCTTATTTGGTATATAATGGTAAGGTTCGCATATTTGGGGCGTCATCAACCAGCAAAACAAAATACCCACATGTTGGTCATCTTGATAATCCAAAGGCATCAACAGTTGACATCAATTTTGGATTGCCAAGATTTATCGGATTGCCACCCGGAACATCCGTGACAAATAACAATTTATTCAATCAGTATTGGTCAAAGTATTTGCAGGAAATCACGGACAAGGACAGCAAAATCGTACGCGGTGCATTTTACCTGACGCCTGCTGATATGGAGCAATTGTCATTTCGTGACTTGTATTTTTTTGACAACAATTATTTCCGGCTGAATAAGATTGAGGATTACGACCCAATAAATCCATCAGTTAATATCTGTGAGTTTTTATTTCTTAAATCAGGGCCTACATTCACAGCAACAACTGGAAGCGTTGGCGGTGGTGGTCAGCAAGGAAGTGGACAAGGAACGGAATACAACCCAAAGAACGGTGCAAATATGCCCGGCAAAGTAATTAAGGATAGAGGTGTAGGTATTGGAGAATTTAACAATGCAGGTGATGGCATTATGGTGGGCAATATCCTCAATAACTTTGGTCAACGTAATGCGGCATTTGCAACAAGTGGTGTTACTTTTTTATGTGATGACAGCATTGTGATTGGCAAAGCCCCTGCAAATGGTTATGCTGGATGCGGTGAGGTTTGGATACAAGGTCAACAATTCAATCCTATCAATTTTAGTACAAACCGATTTATCACGGTTACAACAAATTATACAGCCGCAATGGATGTTGACATAATCTTTGCAGGAAATGGAAGCGCAGATTTGACAATCACTCTTCCACCTGTTGCAACATCACTTCAAAAAACCTATTATATATATAGAACAGCAATCAACAAAAACGTACGCATTCAGCCGAATGATAGTGAATTAATTGATGGTGGACCGCACTGGGATTTGAATAACCATCTCGATAGCATATATATTTTCTGCGATGGCACTAAATGGTTCGTATTAAGTAAAAAATAAAATGGCACAAACAACGGTAGCAATAAATTTAGAAGCCAAAACCAAAGGCACAGAAAGCGTTAAATCGCTTAAAACACAAATTAGGGAAGCCACCCAAGATGCGATTGCAATGGCTCAAAAGTTTGGGGAGTTTTCCGATGAAGCAATTACAGCTGCAAAACGAGTGGCTGAACTAAAAGACCAAATGCAGGATTTCCAGCAGCGTGTTCAAACATTAAATCCTGATAAATTTGAAGCAATTGGTAAACTTGTAGGTGGACTTGCAAATGGAGTTCAAGCAGCACAAGGCGCAATGGCTTTATTCGGTGGAGAGAGCGAACAATTACAAAAGGCATTGTTGAAAGTACAGGGTGCAATGGCATTTGCGCAAGGTATAAATGGTGTCATAGAAGCGAGAAAACAATTTTCTGATTTTGGCAAAGATGCTGTTGCAGCATTTGGTAAAATGACCACAGCATCGAAAGCATTTTTGGCAACTGGACTTGGTTTGATTGTAGCAGCCATCGGTTATGCTATTGCAAACTTTGAGCAATTAGCAGAAGCAATGGGATTTGCTGAAAGCGAAATGCAGAAAATGAACAAGGCTATGAATATTGCAGCAGCCGAAACGAAACAACAAGCTGCTGATTTAAATTATTACAATAGCGTTGTTCAAAATACAAAGAAATCCGAAGGTGAAAGATTGTTTGCATTGCAGAAATTAAAAGAAGCAGGTATTGCAACTGATGATGTCAATATTGCAAACGCAAATTCATTACAAGCATTAAATGAACGTGTTGCAAAACAAATAATATTAATTGCACAAAGAGCAAGAACAGAAGCGGCAGCACAAATTTTGCAGGAAAAAACAAAGAAATTGATTGAAATGCAAAATGGTGATTTGGATGACCAAATTACATTATGGGATAGATTTGCTGAAGCATCAAAAGCGGCAGCAAGCGCAGGTCTTTATCGCCAAAATTTACAGAGTAGAGCAAATGAAAATATTAAAAAAACTCAAGAAGATGTAAATAAAGCAACAGCAGTTTATCAAAAAGAACTTGTAAAAAGCACAAAATTAGAGGGTGTTGCTGTTGAAACTTCAAAAAAAGTTACATCAACACTTAAAAAACAAAAGGATGCTACTAAAGATTTAAAGCAGGCAGAACTTGAAAGAATTGCAGAAGTTTTATCATTAGATAAATCAACTCTTGAAAAACAAATTGCAGCTGCTGATGCAGCATTTGCAGTTACGGTTAAAGGATTACGAGAAAAAGGATTAACTGAAAAACAAATAAATCAAAAGCGTGATGCAGAACTTGAAAAAATAAGAGATGAGTTCTATGCTAAAGAAAAAGCTAAACGCGAACAAAATGAAAAAGAAAAAGAAGATTTCATCAAACAAAAAAATGATAGTTTATTAAAAGCAAATGATGCATATTTTAAAGCTGCCGAGACTAAACTAATACAAAGTGGTGCCAATCAGGCTGCATTTGACGCACTGGAAATTGAAAGACTTCAAGCAAATCTTGATGCACAAAAAGCTTTATTTGATACAAATAGCGCAGAGGTTGTGGCTGCCGAGGCAGAGTTGGCTCGAAAGAAAAGGGAAATTTATGATAAGGACGTAAAAGCCAAAGAAGACGCAGAAAAAGCAATACAACAAGCAAGATTAGATGGATTACAAGCCGCTGCAAGTGTATTGGATGCATTAGCTGGTTTAATGAAACAAGGAAGTGATGCACAAAAAGCATTTGCATTAGCTGCTATTGCTGCTGATAGTGCAAAAGCTGTTGTTGCTACAATTGTTGAAGCAAGGAATACAGCAAAAAATATGACACAAATGGGAGTTCCTGCACCATTTCCACAAATAGCAGCAGGAGCAGTTTATGCATCAGGAATTGCAATGGTATTAAATAACGTAAAAAGAGCAAAGGATGTATTGAATGGTGGTAATATATCCGCAGGTGGCGGTGGTGGAACTCCACCATCCGCTCCTGCAATGGCTCCAATTTCTGGTGGGTCATTACCTGATGAACAACAATTTGGTGGAATGGGCAGAGTATACGTTCTTGAGGGAGATATTACCAAAACCCAAACCCGTGTCCGCAGATTAAGAAATACCAGCGTTGTTTAAATCTACTTTTAAAGATATGGAATTGCCAGTTTATAAAATAATCGTTAATGAAGACGATGATACTGGGGTTGACTTTGTGTCGCTCGTTGACCGCCCTGCAATACAAAAGGACTTCATGTTGTTTTCACAGCAGTTTGTAGAACCCGGTGCGAAAGAAAGCGAAGATGAGTTCATCGGGCGTTGCATTCCGTATATGATTGGCGAGGGCATGGAACAAGACCAAGCCGCTGCCGTGTGTTATAGCAAGTGGCAGAGCCGTGAGAAAATGGCAGGTGAGAAGATTTCAATTGACTATGATGACACACTTTCTACAGCACGTGGCAAAGAACTTGCAAAACAACTAATTGCCGATGGTGCTGATGTTTATATTATATCTGCCCGTAACGACAAAGAGGGCATGTTATCGGTAGCTACTGAACTTGGCATACCTGCATCTAAAGTATTTGCCACTGGTAGCAATCAGGCAAAGGTTGCCAAAGTAAAAGAACTTGGCATCGTCAAACACTACGACAACAATGCAGATGTTATAAAAGAATTGGGCAGCGTAGGTATGAAGTTTGAAAGCTATGATGACTATCCTGAAGCAGCCAAAGAAAATGCAAAAGTTGCTTTGAGATGGGCAGATGAAAACGGATGGGGTGATTGCGGTACACCCGTTGGCAAGATAAGAGCAAACCAACTCGCCAATGGAGAAGCTATAACCCGTGAAACCATCGCAAGGATGGCAGCATTTGAAAGGCACAGACAAAACAGTCAAAAAGAACTTGGGGACGGATGCGGTCGTTTGATGTGGTTGGCATGGGGTGGAGACGAGGGTATCGCTTGGGCGCAGCGTAAACTTAAGCAAATTGATATGAAACAAGCGTACAGCGTGCAGGATGAGGAAAAGCGGATTGTAACTGGCCCTGCAATGTTGGCAGATTTACCGATTTACCGCTATGATGATGTGCGTGGTGAGTACTATGTTACCTTTGATGCACCCACAATCTGGACCATTGCATAGAAATTTGTCCGCAAAAACT